CTGGTTCGCGGGGTCGATATAATTTAAGTTATTCCTTTGTTACTCTCTCTGCTCGCTTCTTAACGATAGGTGGCGTCTGTTCGGATTGTAATCTATTTATTATGAGTTGGGAATAGCCAGCTATATCTAACCAGTGGTCTATGTGTTTTGAATCACCATGAACTATGCGAGCTATCTTGGTGCATATTAGGTCTATAGATTCCATCATGTCATGATCTAGATACTTCTCTGTCTCAATTAGTCCTGATCTATACATTGCTTTGAGGGATTGAGCTGTTTCAGCTAACTCTCTAAACTTATCTGATGGTGCATGCGTCTTGTCTCTATCTTGTATTATCTTCATACTATCCTCTCTTATATTATGCCTATGCTTTCCTCTATGTTAGCAGTTAAGAGGCATAGGGCTTTGTTACTGCATGAATAGATTATACTCTGCTTGCCTTCTTAATTGTAACCCTTTGAGTATCTTACCACCTGCTCGGCAATACTTCAATAGTGATTGTCCTGCCATGTTCTTATCACCGCGTAACAGAGCAGACCTAACAGTAGAGCGTTGTAATGCCCCAAGCCCCAAATTGAAAGCGAATGATATAATTGCGTCGTAAGTTCCTTGAGTGAATCGATAAGACACAGGGAATAACATAGCCACTCCTCTTTCAAATCGTGCAAGGTCTTTCCGTAGTAATTCATCTACTTCTCTTTCTGTGAAAGTTTTGTTGTAACTATCAGGGAGTTGTTTACCATCACCAATGAGGTGTCCGATACCAATTGTCCACAGCCCAGCAGCACACTTGTAAGGCTTATAACGAATACCCTCAAATTTCTTGATAAGATTGATGCCATTATCTGAAATCTTCATTTTTTGAATGCTTGAGTTCCGAACCAAAATGAAACAACTGAAGCCCATATAATTTGTGTTTCGTCATCCCATAATAAATTCATAGCTATTTGGAAATCAACACCTGTGCGAATAGCATAAAAGAAACCGAAAACTTCTACAAAAACAAGTAAACTAAATAAACCATAGGTAATGACAGGTCTCACTAAAGCTCTAATATTTATTACCCATTTAGATGCGCCTTTGCTTATTTCAATGTCATGGTTGTATAAAGCATTGCGTTCTTGTGCTTGAGCTTCCACTTGTGATTGCTCTAAATGTATTTCCTCAACTTTAGCTTGAGCTACAAATCCACGCTCTGCCATTTGCAGTTCTCGTTCTGTTTGTAATCGAGCCATGTCCATTTCATGCTTTTTATCAGAGCGATCCTGAAAAAAGTTTAGGATGTTTGGTAATCCACCACTAAAAAATGATAAGAGTGAGCTAATAAGCGTTAGCATTATTTATATCCTTTCGTTTTTTCATGTTCTTCTAAAAGCCTTACACGAATATTTATTTCAGCAATTTGTAGTTTAAGTTCTTCTTTAAGCCTAGCTCTTTGTTCTGCTGATATAGGACTATCTGTCGGCACACCTTGTTCTGTGATAAGAATTGGCATTTTAGATTTGATGTTGATTAAGTCAGCTTGAATAGATGACATTGATGTAAGTAACCATGCAATCGCTGATACGATTACAGGAAACAACATATTGGTTATTTTTTCCATATTCATTAAAACTCCTTTATATCGAAATTATACATCTCACATACTATTTTTGCATACTTTTCAAATCTTTTCCCGTGCTGGTCAAAATCTTTGTGTTTATTATACCAGAGCATGCAATGAACCATCTCATGTAACATAGTCTGAGATATTTGATCCCATGTTTCGCAACTTTTATCTATTTTAATTACTGGAGGATCATTTATAAACCAACCAAACGCCTCACCATCACTAACTACTTGAAATGTTACTTTGTGGGCGGCAGGCATTCTGTATTGATTAAAAGGCGGTAACGATAAGAAAGACCTATATATTTTGCGTAGGTTCTGTTTGGTTAGCAATTTTGTAGCCATAATCTGCATCCGTATATTGAATTATTCCATTACTTGTGTAATGAAGATACACACCTATATTTTCCTCTGATGTTTTATTGGTGTGACATGGCGCACATAAACTTTGAAATATATTATTTTTAAATTTAATACCATCCTGCCTATGCGGAAATACATGGTCAATATGTTCGGCTGATACAACTTTTCCATCAAGCAAACAGGATGCGCATAACGGATTTTTGCTTAATTGAGCTACTCTTTGTTTTTTCCAATATGCAGTGGAGTAAAGTTTGCTATTTTCCTTACCCTTTTCGGTCATTCCGCCACCATGATCGGCGCAGAATGTTGAGCGGTAGGTTTTCTGATTGGGGCAACCTAACTCCCTGCATTTGGTGTTCTTAGGAACAGTAGGCATTTTACCAATGATTCTTAAATGCTTTTAGCGCATAAAATACTAAAGTATTCCTATAGCCATCTTCTTTCAATGGTATAATCGGCGTCACCCCGTGAACATTCCGCCAAGCAGGATAAACTAAAATAGAATTATCCGAGCTATCTACTGTTGCATCATAATCAGGAACAGTCGTATTACCGCCTTTAGCGTTACTTCTCTTTGCAATTATTACATTAACGCAGTCTTTAAGATTACCACCATCGATATGATAATTAGCAGCGATATTGAAATTAGAGATGCTAGAAGTAAACAATCTACCAAATCTGAAACGAGGAGGGACATTTTCTTCGACTGCTTTAAGCTGTTTTTCGTATACATTTGGGGCTAACTCCTTAATGAGTTCTTCTGCTTCGTTACAAGCAAGAAGCATAGCTTTAATGAATGTTTGAGCAGATTCTACTTCATGCACTCTTGAAATTCTTGGGTATGGCATACGCATATGAGGTCTAGGCGCACAGCTTCCTAAAATAGTGCTGAACTGATCTACATGTTTCATGCCTTTTTCTGCAAGCATTTTTTTATAAAACTCGCTGTTAGGTCCACGGCTCATAACTTCTTTAGGAACTCTATCAGATAAAAGCTCTGCATTAGCGATTTCAGCGAATTGTTTTAACTTTGCAGGCACTTCCTTCAAATAAAACCCAATCGGCTCACCATCAGCATAGAAAATGCTATCCTCAGTAACATTTGGTTTTAAATTTCCGCATGTATCACCAATCTTTATATTATGCTCATGCAAAACTAAATCAACATGATTCATTTAACTACCTTTTTATAATGAGATGCAAATCCTTTTATATCAGACTTAATATCTATACGACCATTTTTATTCTGAAGAGTTAAAAATGGATGCCACTCTTTCACCATTTTTATAGCCGCTTCCTCATCTCGTTTTGCTTTATAATCTTCATGTAGTCCACCGGAATTAGTTCCGACATTTGGACAGGCAAACCAATAGTGGTTAAACCTTAGTGTGCCACTACCTCTTTTGATAGTTTGTAGTGCGAAATCCCTATCTTCTTTGAACTTAAATTGCTCTCTATATTTCCATGTGATGTTTTTTGTATTAATCAATACGCAAACTTCAGCATACTTGCGATTAATGGAATAAGAAGTTTTTTCGTGCCAAGCGTGCTGTGTGTAATTAATGCCGACTAACTCAAATGGAAGTTTTGAAGCTTTTTCAAAAATCTCAAACCATATTTTCGCACCGAGATTAACAGTTTTGCCGTTAAAGATTCCGAACCCCGTCACATCATCATCACAAATGATAATCCAATCATGATTGTGTTGTCTCGCGTAGTCCAGCATAAAATTTCGAACATATACAATTCCTTTATCATCTTTCTCAATGTTCACTTTGTTAGGAACATCGTAAGAATCAAACTCTTGAGGCTCGATAAAGTGTATAAACTCTATCCCTGCTTCTTCGAATAATTTATATGTTTTAGTATTTTGTCTTGATTTTGTAGGTATATAACAAATCATAAGCCTTGATCTTTGACTGCTTTCATTTCTCGTTCAAAATATTCCAACATCATGTAGCCAACATAAGCATCTTGATCACGCCAAAATTTAACAACTAACTGCGCACGCTCATAGTGTTCAGGCTCAAACTCTATTTGTATTGCTTTTCTTACACCTTTTGCCATATCATCTAACTGTGAGCCAACGTCATGCTGGTCTAAAATAGAATAATCAATATCTTTAATTTGAAGTTCGGAAGGATCGAAAGCTAAAACGCTGATGTCAAAATCAGCTAACTTTAAATCCTCTATTTCTTGAATTAGTAATGATTCGTCCCACTCGCCATTAAGAGCAATTTTATTGTCTGCAATAATAAATGCTTTCTTTTGATCGTCGCTTAAATCTGATGCGCTAATCGTCGGCACTTCTTTAATATTTAATTTTTTAGCGGCTTCAACTCTGCCGTGACCTGCAAGAATATTATCGCCATCGACAATAACTGGGTTTCTAAAACCAAATTCTTTAATAGAAGCGGCTATTTGATCTAACTGAGCATCTGTATGAATACGACTGTTTTTTTCGTAGGGGATTAAATCTATTATCTTTTTATACTCTATCTTCATAAAAACTCCTTAATAAATTATTCTACTACAAAAGTTCTAGTGTTTGTTGTAAAAGTTGCGATTCTGTTCCATACTTCGTTTCAAATGTTTTTTGACCCGCGTGGAGCGCGATTCCAAACCCACCATTTTGATGATGCATAGGGCAAAGCGGTATGGCAAGAGACCAATGGCTTTTTTGACCAATGCCAGCGCCATGTCTAATATGGTGTATGTGAGGTGCAGAATACCCAAAACCAAGATTGCGACACACAATGCAACCAAGTTGAGACAATTTTTCATAATGCTTCCTTTCATCTTTGATCATTGCCAGCTAAATCCGATTTCGGTAGCCGCCCAAGCCTCAATATTTTCTTGATATTGGGTCATGTCCTCGACCGATAATTTAGTGGTGCTTTTAAGAACTTCAAACACTTCATCATTAATAATGCGTTCTGTCCTTAAAAATTTGTATTTCATCATCTTATGTATTTCGTCTTGGCTGTAACCAAGATAATCGCCTATAGCTTTATACATAGCCCATAGTCGGTCATTTTGTTCGTTTGTTCTCACATCTTTACTTTCCGTAAGAACTATCTTCCATTTTTTTGAGTAATCTAGAGCCTCTAGCTTCGCCACTAGGAAAGGTAGGTTTTGTTTTGTAATGATCCATTGCATATTGTTTAGCCTCTTGTGGTGTGTTGAATATTTTTATTTGCGTGTTAGGCAAATCCCATAATATATATCTTGCATTATCAGCAATTTTATATTTGGCAATAGAATATCCGTTTGCTGTTATTGCGTATTCCCCATGCTTTTTCCATCTAAACTCTGACATTTCTAGCCGCTAGAGCTTCTTTCGCGAATCGTAATGAAATATCAGGATAGTTTTTCGGGTTAGCAATAATTCTTTTAGCCCAAGCTTTTGGATCAGTAGTAGGCTTAGGTGCTTTCTCAACAGCCTCTAGCATTTTTTCTGAAAATACTTTGCTTTCTCCCTTTAACATTTTTGGTGGTGGAAGTTTAGTATATTCTGTGGGTATGGGGCATAACCTGATAATGTCTGCGGGAGTAGGTGCGTAAGTAGATTTGCTGGTATGTGTATTAAACGCTTTACATACTGCTACGAAATCAAATTGCTGTAATTTTGCAAACCAAATACGCATCATGTCTAATTCAACATTTGGCTCACCATAAATATTCATAACAGAGTTAATCATATTCATAAAATTTCTCTTATCTTGTTCTAACATAACAACTCCTATTTAATCATTAAATATAAACCAACATTACCTATCGCATAACCAAAATAACATATACCCATTCCATTATTACCTACTATAAATTGTTCAACACTAATGTATGAATAAATCAGTCCTGTGATAATAATTAATGTATGGCTCAAAATGGCGGTTCTTCAGTTATAAAATCAAATACATTTTCTCTTGGTGCTGGCGGTAATTTTTTTATGCGATGTTTAGGTCTGTGCAAAATGTAACATTCAGCTTCATGTTTAGTGCGAAACCTACGAATAGGCTCACCATAATCATCAAACACTAAATATCTAAATAAAATTTCCATTAATATCTCGAAAAAATAAAAACACAGGCAAATATAGTCCACCACAATAAGCTGGCGTCATGAATATAAAAGTTATACGCCACTAATAATTCAAGCATTAAAAAATCTCACAAACATTAAATCGATTAAGGTATGAATTCCAATTAATAGACCAATTATACCGCCGATTATTAAAGTCCAAACTATAATCTCTAAAATTAGTTCAAAATGTTGCGTCTTCAATTTTTTCTGCTCCTAGTAATTTTTTAGTATCACCATCAAAGATTAATATAATATTTTTATCTTCATCATCTATTTTATCTTTTTTATTTAAACCAACAGAGCCATTATTCATTATATGCGCGTAGCATCTATAAACAATAGGCTCTTTTTTTTCAACAACTGTCGGCTTTCCTACAGATTTAGGGATTTTAATCTCTCCCATGATTTGCTTTACAAAAAATTCTAAACTCATATCTTGTCCTTGGTCTTTTAATAAAAAATGTGATTGTTGTATGCTACTTTAATTGTTTTATCTTTAGCCCAATAAGGTTTCATATTTTTAGTATGGAACCATTTAGCCCCTTTTGTTGGATCATCGATCCTACCTTGCAATATCGCTTCAGCTAATGGCATTAAGTAAGCAACCTGCTGTTTACTTGGCATACCATAATCTAAAAATTGATATTGCTTTGGTTGTTTCATGACCGAACAAATATTTTTCGGATACTTTGGGTCAGCTTTACGATTAATTGCTGTATAAGCGACAGCGACTTTGCCAATATCTGGCTCACCGCGAGCTTCACCAAACATAATTGCTGATAAACATAAGATTTCATTTATCATTTTTCCTCCTAGAAAGTTATCGGAATAGGCGGTTCGTCTTTCCACCTACCTTGATTCAGGTAAGTAGTAGGATTTGGTATGAACTGCCCACCATTCTTAAACCATTGATCGCTTTTAACTTGCCAATCTAATGCTATAAGTACTTCTTCTATATTAGGTCTTGTTTTATTCCAAGATTCTAATGCCTTATCTTTACCTACTTTTTTAGGGTAAGCATTCCAAAATTTTAGAAACTCATCACTCTCTAATAACTTGGTTTTTGGTTTATTAGTTATTGGTTTATGGTTTATGGTTAGTGGTTTATGGTTTATGGTTTGCATAGCGGTCGGTATGCGTTCAATATGCGTTCGCATTGCGGTCGCATCACTTTCCTTACCCCACCTTAGTTTCGCGGCAACAACAGCGCGTTCAGATTTAGTTTGATAAGCTTCAATTTCAATATCGCACCGCTTATGAATATATCCATCTTCAGTTTTAACAAAAAAATCTTCAAGAACACTTTGTATGGCAATCTTTTCATCTTCACTCCTTGCGCTCATTAAGCGATATAATTTGGTTTCTTCTAGGGGTATTGGTTGTTCTGAGAGGTAATACTGATCTATAAGCTGATGATAAACGCCATGTTCTAACAATGATAGATGGCTTGTATCCTTCCTGTAATCAGCTATATTGTGTTGGTAATAATGCATAATACTCCTTTTTGTCTTATTGTTACAAAACGAAGTATTGCCCAACTTTCAAAAAAAAGAAAGTTTTTTTATCCTTTAAGGTAATTCTTTATGGTTTCTTTCGCTTCGACAAAACCGTAGCATACTTCAGCATCATAACCCATATTTTTAGCTAACTTTTGAAATTCTAACTGATTTTCCTGCGCTTTTCCACCTTTAGCTTTCATTTCTATAAACAACCCACATTTGGGCGACTTTGGAATCATTAAAAACAAATCTGATACACCCGCCATAACACCCTCGCGTTTGAGCTTTATAGCCGTGCCAATGTTCCTTACACCACCATTTGGGATGGCGAAAAGGCAACCCCTAATCAAAGGATATTGTAGTCTGAACCATTCTATAAGTGCCACTTGTTCTTTGTGTTCGTCGTTTTTCATCGCTTTTATAAAATATTTATAAAAAAAGTAAAAAAAAGCTTTTCTTTTCTCAGAAGTTGGAAGATGATTCTTTTTGTAGTAGATTTTATCTTAACAGGAATTGAAAGGAAACGATATGAGAATTACAGGCGCTTATTGCATTATCGAAACACTTGCTGAGAAAAAAAACATTAATTTCTCTCAAGCCCTCCAGTATGTTGCAGAAAATTACAAGTCTTGCGACAAATACCAAAAAATTGCATACGATACTTTAGCTAATCCAGCAGTTCAGGTTCCCGTATGAAATTACTAACCGCACTATTAATCGCACTGCCAATCGTATCATTCGCGGGTGAATCACCTAAGCTTCGTTATAATTGGGTCGAAGGTAAATATAATTACGCCCCTAAAGAAGCCAAGCTCAAATACAATTGGACTGCCGATCAGTATGAATTTGTAATGCCGAACTCCAAACTTAAACTTAATACGCAAAGCAATAACTACGAGTATGTGCAAACTCAAATTGATCCATATAAATCACAAATAGGGGAAGAATAATGAAAAAAGATTTAATTCTTGGATGTATTTTTGCAATTGCTTTTTGGGCTTATGTAGCACTTTGGCTTTATGTGGGCTACCCATATTTAATTAAATTATTTGGATAGGATAAAAAATGACACAAGACAATAAATATAACGGCTGGACTAATTATGCTACTTGGCGAGTTGCGTTAGAAATATTTGATCCATTTGATATGTCTGATTATTATCAAACATACATGCTCAAGACCTATGAATTTGGTCAGTTTTTAAAAGAATATGCCGATGACATTGTATTCATGAATATTCCACCAAATAATAATAGCCTTGCGATAGATTATGCTGGCGCTTTCCTTCAAGAAGTTAATTGGTATGAAATAGCCGATCATATAATTCAAGATTATGAATATGAGTTAAAAGCTTCTGATGAAAATACAAGAGAGGATTATGATGAAACTGTATAAATTTAAAGTTGTTATTACTTCCCAAAATACTTATGAGCGGGAAGTTATTGCCAAAAATGAAGATGACGCTATAGATATATTTACGACTTCTATAGATGATAACGACAAAATATCTGAAGAGCAATTTGATGTCAAGGATATAGAAAATGTTGGCGAAGCTACGGAGGACGACTAATGTTTATTATAGACTTTGAAACAGAAAAAATTAAAGAGGTAGATAATTGGCAAATATGCGAATTCGTAAATGGTCTTATTGCAAGCCAAAATACAGACCTATTAAATAAGCGTTATTTGTTTGTCCCAACTGCCGATGCCGCGGAATATATTATTAATAAAGCTATGAAACATTAAAATGCTTTCTTTTTCTAAATGTTTGGAAGATAATTAATTTTGTAGTATTTTTTTAACAGGAATTGAAAGGAATTTTATGAACATATTTTATTTGCACAATAACCCTCGCGACTGCGCTATCATGCACCTTGATAAGCATTGCGTCAAAATGATCTTAGAATATTCCCAGCTTCTCTCTACTGCTCATCGTGTTCTTGACGGCGACGATTATGCTGACGCGCATGGTTTTTACAAAAAAACTCATATGAATCACCCTTCTGCCGTATGGGTTCGTAAAAGTGCTGACAATTATGCTTGGCTTGTTCAATTATTATCTTTTTTATGTATAGAATATACTTACCGATACGGCAAAATACATAAAGTTCAGGATACAAGATTAATGCATAAACTTTTTTTAATACCTAATAACATTGGCACAGAGCCGTTCACCGAGCCTACTCCTGCTATGCCTGACGACTGCAAAATAATTAATGATTCAATTGCTTCTTATCGTAAATATTACCAATTATATAAAGCTCATATTGCTAAATGGACTGATCGTAATATGCCTTATTGGTTTGATAAAAATGCTTTGCAATTCAACAATTTGGGAGTATGATCGTTGAAAATCAACAACTTAGGAGATATTATGTCTGACCAAGAAAATGTTGCAATAGAAAAGGTTCATATTCAGGCTTTGGTTAATCCTGATACGGACTGGGCTGAAGATAAACCAACGCTTCAAGAGTTAATCGCAGATCATATTATGTTTCAATCAAAAAAATTTGGCGATTACTACAAGGACGCATTGCTACAAGAACAAGTAAAAAATATCATCTACGATTCTGAAGATGATAAGCTTGGACGCATCAGAGATTTATATGATGCGGAAATAGAAGGTCTTGCACGCTTTATAGCGGAACACCATAGAGATAATAATTTCGCTAGATGGGCTTACGAGGAAACAATGAAACATATTATTTAATCTTGAAAGGAATTTATAAGACATGAAAACATCAGAGAGTATAAAAGAAATAGCAACAGCGTTAGTAAAAGCACAAGACAATATTACATATGCCATTAAAGATTCTACCAACCCTCATTTTAAATCTCGTTATGCAGATTTGGGTTCGGTGATACACGCTATTAAAGAATCCTTAAACAACTTCGGCATAGCTTTCATTCAAACTCCCACAGAATCACAACCTGGCACTCTAGCATTGACTACTCGTTTAATTCACTCCTCAGGTGAATGGATTGAGGATACTGCTATTTGTCCTTTGCAAAAAAATGATCCGCAAGGTTACGGCTCGGCTTTGACTTATTTGCGCCGTTATACTTTAGCGTCAATTACAGGTCTTTATCAAGATGATGATGATGGCGAATCTACCCGCATGAATCCTGAAGACTATTTAAAGAAAATTCAATCAAGCAAAACGATTGAGGAACTTCAAACTAATTATGCTTCCGTAATTGGTGAAGTTAAAAATAATCAAACAATATCTAAAGCTGTAATTTCAGAAACCAACAGAATGAAAGCTATTTTAAAAGGGGAATAACATGACACAACAAGAGCGTTTAATTAAACATTTTAAAAGAACTAAAACAATCGATCCGTTAAGGGCTTGGACTAAACTTGGCATTTATCGTTTAGCTGATTGTGTTTATAACCTGCGCAAAAAAGGTTACGCAATTGAAACGACAGACAAAAGAGTTAAAAATACTTTTAATGAAACTTGTATCGTAGCTGAATACAGAATTCGAGGCATGCTATGAATTCATTGATGCAAAAAGCTCATAAAATTTATCCCGATTCAGAATGTATGAGAGTTCAATGGATTGTGCAAACAATTTATTTAAAACTTAAAAGACATAACGACATGGAACCAATTAACCAGCACGCAATGGGAAGGTATTTCTATGGACATACAACAAGGAAGTAACGAATGGTTCGAAATGCGCCTCGGTAAAATTACGGCGAGCAGAATTTCTGACCTAATGTCAAAAGTTAAGACAGGTGAGAGCGCTAGTCGTAAAAAATTAAAAAACGAACTCATACGAGAGCGTTTAACGGGCAAACGCATTGAGGGTTATACCAATGCCGCGATGGAAAGAGGAAACGCGTTAGAGCCGCTTGCAAGGGCTTCCTACGAGATTCGTCGTGGTTTGTTTGTAGATCAGCTACCTTTTGTCAATCATCCTGTCATTTCTATGGCAGGTTGTTCACCTGACGGGTTAATTGGTAGTGATGGGCTTATAGAAATTAAATGTCCTAACCCTGAGAATCATTTAGAGCATTTTATTAATGACGGCAAAGATTTAATAAATCGTTATTATGCTCAAGTCCAATGGCAAATGGCTTGTTGTGGTGTTGATAGAAAATGGTGCGACTTAGTTTCTTTTGATCCTGACATTAGCGATGCGTTACAGCTTTTTATTACTAGGGTTTTCAGAGACGAGGAATTTATAAAGCAAGCAGAAGAAGAAGTCATGGCATTTAATGACGAAATAGATATAATTGTTCAACAACTTAAAGGAAAAGAAAATGGCAGTTAAATATGATTTAATAGCAGGTGGTGAAAAATATGTTGCAACAGATGGAAAAGAAAAACGCAAAAATATTCACTGTGGCGTAGTTATGGAAAATAAATATGGTGGTCTATCTATAAAAGTAGAAAGCCTTCCTATTAATTTTGACGGATGGTTAAATACTAGAGAACCTAAACCAAGAGAGGCGGCTCAAAACACCGGAACAAAGCCAGCAAACTTTGACGACATGGAATCGGATGTTCCATTTTAATAACTAGGGGGATTAACTTCCCCCTTTTTTTGAGAGAAAAATATGCCAAGAGCAAATACGCCACACAATCAAATAACTACAGATGAAGAATTTTTAAAACTTTGGAAAGAATTAAAATCACCTAAGAAAATGGCATTAGCTATTGGTTGTGACCTTACTGCTGTTTATAGACGCAGACGCAGTTTAGAGGCTCGTTACGGACTTGATCTAGTTACTAATAGCGAAACGCCAATGATAGAAAGACATTCTGCTCGTATTAATGTTCCTGTCGAAAATGGCGTAGTTTTAGTATTTTCTGATGCACACTTTTGGAATGACAATCCTTCCACAGCTTATAGAGCTTTAATTAAATATATTGAAGAATTAAAGCCAAAACTTGTGGTATGTAATGGCGATGCTTTTGATGGGGCTAATGTATCTCGTCATGGTCGTATTGGTTTCCTTGAAAATAGACCTGATGTTCATCAAGAATTAGAAGCTTGTAAAACAATGCTTGGCGGCATCGAGGATGTTTGCAAAAAGATTAAACCTAGCCCTATATTAACTTGGACTTTAGGTAATCACGATAGCCGTTTTGAAACTCTATTGGCGGCAGTAGCCCCACAATACGAAAAAATACATGGTTTTCATTTAAAAGATCATTTCCCTGCTTGGAAACCTTGCTGGGCTACATGGGTTAATGATGTATGTATCAAACATAGATGGAAAGGTGGCGTTCATGCCACACATAACAACACTATGGGCGCTGGCACAAGCATGGTTACAGGACATTTACATTCTCTTAAGGTAGCCGCTTATACAGATTACACAGGAACTCGTTATGGTGTTGATACAGGAACTCTTGCTGAAATTGACGGCGAACAATTTGTTCACTATACTGAAGATAATCCTAAAAATTGGCGCAGTGGTTTTGCTGTGCTTACTTTTTGGAAAGGGAAGCTTCTACCACCGGAATTAGTAGAAGTTATTGGTGATGGTATCGTTGCGTTTAGGGGGAAAGCATATGAAGTATAGCGAAGCTGGCAAAGGTTCAGCAGCAAGAAAAACAGATAAAGAAAAATTTGAAGAGAATTTTGAAAAGATTTTTGGTAAAAAGAAAAAAGAAATCTATTACGATTCAGATGAAACAACTAGCTGGGACGAGGATAAAGTAGATATTGTTGGATTAAACGGAAGCACAGGCGATCATTACATTAAATAAAAAAGGGGGAATTATCCCCCTTTAATTTTATTACTTATTCATTACATACATAGTTACTTCAAAGCCAAAACGCATTTCTGTAGCTGATGGTGTAGTCCACATAATAAACTCCTTAATTAAAAAAATACTGCCATTTAATTATGAGCTACATTGTGGCTCAAAACATCAAGAAAATCATTATTTAATTTTAGAACGCGCCCACTCATAAATTCTAATGCAATACCAAACTATTGATAATAAAGCCGCTATTGCTGGTAAAAATTTCATTACTGCACCAAGAGCCGTAACTCCCGAAACTGTATCTAATAAATGCTTTGTATGTTCTTCCATATTCATTTTCATTTCTTTCTACTAATTGATAAGATGCTTTTCAATAGCCAAATAAAGACTACCATCATTGTTGCCGCTAGATATATAAGCAACAGAGCCATCAGATAGTAAAATAACCAAATAATTTTTACCATCGAAGTAATCAGCGCCAATATCTTTGATTGTTTTATTTTGTAGAAAATCGAAATGATCGTCAATGGTATCATAAAAATCTTGCATTCAAACTTTCTATCACTATTTCAGGACTGACAAATTTGTTAGCATCATGTTCCGTTTGTTCCCACCATAGGAATTGGTTTTGAACCAAATTGCTTCGATCCTTTATAAGATTAATATTTTCAGGGTGTCCAAATATTAAAGGATCAGAAACCGACCACAATACTATACCATATTTTTTTTTATCCCAAGCAAAATGTTGAAAAAAAGAATCGCAACTTATCCATGTTTTGCAATCATTTACAAGGCTTTCAAGCTCTTTAAGTGATAAGTTTTTTCTAAAGTCAGGCACTAATTGTTCTTCACCATCTATACCTACTTGAACAATTGGTTCTTTAATTAGTTCAATAAGTTCTTTCCAATAAGGATAATTTTTTGCATTAGTTTTTCCATTTCTTAAAGCTTTAGAATAAGGGCTAATAATAATCATATATACATTTTTCTATAAGCATTCTCTAAATTGTCAGTCCATTTCCATTGCGCCATTTTTCTATAAATATTCCATTGCTCTATATCGCCAAATAAAGCTTTAGCTTCAGCAATTGATTTGCCTGGCACTATGTCAGGATAGCAAGTAAATACTTCCGCATTTGTAATGTCAGGCATTACATGACTAAATACAATATGATCGCCCATGCCGCAATTAAGAACTACAATCTTTTTATCTTTATAAGCAATTGTATTTCTAAAAATTGATTCATCTTGCTCATATAATTTTTGATTTGTTTCTGATCTAATACCACCATTAGGATTTTTAAGATGCCAGCTAACCGCATTAGGAACTGCAAGAATTTTATATCCTTTTAGGTATAAGCCATAAGTAAATAAAGTTTCTTCTCTATGCGCTACTCTTGAAAGACCTGTATTGTAATCATGCACCCCAGCTCTATAAAGAAAAGAACAATGAAGATGCTCAACTTCTTTTACTTTGTGAATAAATGACCATTGAATGTTAGGCTCTGTATCTATATTTTCTATTTTGCCTGTAGGTTTAAAGCTTTCAAATTGTAATGGCGGTGTTAGTATTGCGCCACCTATAGCACCTACTTTTTTGCTTGTGTAATTAAATAAAGTTTGTAAGACATTGGGTTCGGGTATTGCATCATCATCAACGCGCCATACCCAATCAAATTCCATAGTATTAGCCATTTGATGAATATGATGCTGACCTTTTTTGTGAGCATAAACCCATTCCCAAGCAATGCCTTTAATATCAAGCATTTTAAAAAAGTAGCTATAAACCAACTCTTTTCGCATATCTTGTGGCTCATCATTATCATCAAAAATAACTAGCTTATCAACCTTTTTTGTCTGATTAATTATAGAGTTAAGCGTTAAAGGTAAAGTAGTTTGATAACGACCACGAGTAGCTACCGAGCAAAGAACTTTATCCACGATCCCACCGCATAATCATAAGATTAAATTTATTTTTGTCATTAATTTCGGGTAAAATTTCCGAAATGTAGCCATGTTCGTTAATATAGTTATATTGAAAGTCGGGAAAGTGTAATTCATTTAGGCCATGAAGTTTATGATGCTCACCCCAAAAGCCTACAGGCTCATTATGCGGAGTAGTTAATAAAAGGCGTTTGCAATGTTGTTTAAGTTTTTGCGCTATATCAAGGCCATTATCAATATGCTCAATAAATTCAAAAGCAATTATGGTGTCATATTGCGCTAAAGGATAAGTGTTAATATCAGCGTTAGTAAAAGATGCGTTTAAGCCCCATTCCTGTTCGCGTGCAACCTCTATAATAAGAGGATCGTAATCTAATCCTATATAGTTTAAATCATTTGGAAGAAATTGAGAGCCGTAACCTGTGGAACAACCTATTTCAAGAACATTCTTGCCTAATAGATTGCGGTTAGCCCAAAGATAACGAGTGGCTTCTCTAGGATAGACGGGATCGCCTTTTAGAAAAACCGCTCGCTCATAATTGTTAGATAATAAATATCTATAGTATTGTTGATCGTGTTGTTTAGCATACGCTAAAGCATCTTGTTTTGTCTTGTCCATATTAATCCTTTAAACTGGATAAATTGCTAATACCCTATCGTTTAATGCTAATGCAGTTGTTGTAAATGTAGTGCCGCCCGATACTGTGCAATCAACACCATTAACAAGTATTGAACCATTAACTGAAACTTGAATTTTGTTTGCAGTATAAGTTTGTGTTGTTGTAAATGAAGTTTGTGCCGCAGTTGCAGTATAAGCATCATAAACCATAGTGTTAGTGCCATTAATTCCGCTATAGCCTGAAATGCCGCTATACCCTGATATACCTGATGCACCTGAAAATCCACTTATGCCTGATCCACTATAACCTGATATGCCTGAATATCCACTAATGCCTGACGCGCCACTATAACCTGAAATGCCTGAATCACCGCTAAATCCTGATATACCACTATACCCACTAATGCCGCTAAAACCACTATAGCCTGAAATACCACTAAATCCTGACACACCAATATTAATACCTGTATAAGCAACAGATTGAACAACATCGGTTACTGTGCAAGGGCTAATAGTAAATGTAGTGCCATTTGTTGCAGTAACATCAGCATCGGCTAATTTAGCACCATTTCTAAATACATCTAAATATCCAACAGTATATGCAACAGTAAATACAGTTTGACTAGCGGATGGAGTAAAATCAGTTACAACTCTTGAGGTGCTAGTTGCGTTAATGCCACTATAACCTGAATATCCGCTAATACCACTTCCTGAATATCCTGAAATGCCGCTATATCCGCTTATGCCTGACGCACCGCTATACCCACTAATTCCTGAATCACCACTAAAGCCCGAAATTCCTGACGCTCCGCTAAAGCCTGATATGCCTGAATAACCGCTTATGCCACTATCGCCGCTATATCCTGATATTCCTGAATAACCACTAAAGCCACTAACGCCTGATCCACTATATCCACTAATTCCTGAATCACCGCTATACCCACTAATTCCTGAAAAGCCTGATATGCCACTAAAACCACTATAGCCACTAATACCACTATCACCGCTAAAACCTGAAATACCACTATAACCGCTATAGCCTGATATGCCACTAAAACCGCTATAGCCTGATATGCCGCTATAACCACTATAGCCCGATACACCATTAACAAGGGCAAATATTAAATTATGATTATTTGCAAAGTTTGTAGTTCCTGTGCCTGCACTTGAAACTAAAGCAACAGGATAAGCCCAATAAGAAGTTGCACCGCCAGGATTGTAATTAACAGGCGTTCCATTAATAACCCATGTTTGAGAATTAACACTTGAGTTTGCATCTTGAATAACAAATTCTTCCGTTTGTTGTAATAAAGATAAATAAATATCTATATCAACATTGTTTTCATTAAGATGAGAAACATTAACTATAGTTGAACTTATTTGAGTTGCATTATCCCAAGTAATAGCACCATCGCCTGGATAACCTGATGTTGATGTTGTATTTGCATGATACTCAAAAAAGCTGGATGATGATCCAGGAATGCCACTAAAGCCACTATAACCACTATAGCCTGAAATACCTGAATCGCCGCTATAACCACTTATGCCGCTATAACCGCTATAACCACTAATACCGCTATCACCTGAATATCCGCTAATACCGCTATATCCTGAATCACCTGACATACCGCTATAGCCACTATAGCCACTAATGCCGCTATCACCACTCCAACCTGAAATGCCTGACCAACCTGATTCGCCTGACCAACCACTATAACCACTTATACCTGACCAACCTGAATCACCGCTATAGCCACTATAACCGCTTATACCTGATTCGCCTGACCATCCTGATATACCGCTATCACCTGAATATCCGCTAATACCGCTATCGCCGCTAAAACCACTAATTCCGCTATCACCACTAAATCCGCTAATGCCACTATCACCTGAATAGCCGCTTTCACCACTATATCCGCTTTCACCACTATAACCACTATATCCACTTGTGCCTTCGCCGCTATAACCGCTATATCCTGATTCACCTGACCAGCCGCTTAAACCACTATCGCCACTAAAGCCTGATATACCTGAATCGCCACTATAACCTGATTCACCGCTATAACCTGAAATGCCTGACGCACCACTATCACCGCTAAAGCCACTTATACCTGAATCGCCACTATAGCCGCTAAAGCCTGAAATACCACTAGCGCCAGGTGGCCCTACAATTTGACCTACATTAACCCAAGCTGATCCATCCCATACATATAAATCACCATTAGAATCAACAATGTATGCGTCATTTATGTTTGCGCTTGGCGGTAAAGCCGCAGGATTAGCAACACTTCCAATAATATTAATTGATGTGCCTTGTTGTCCGCTATAGCCTGAAAAACCGCTATAACCTGAAATGCCTGAATCACCACTATAGCCACTATCACCGCTAAATCCTGAAATGCCTGAATCACCGCTAAATCCTGATATACCACTATCGCCACTATATCCACTAATTCCTGAATCGCCACTATAGCCGCTTATGCCGCTATCACCTGAATACCCACTATCGCCACTAAATCCACTAATGCCGCTATTTCCACTAAAACCTGAATAGCCGCTATATCCTGAAATTCCACTAAAGCCACTTGCGCCTGCTCCACTAAATCCTGAATAACCTGATAGACCGCTATAACCTGATTGCCCAGCAGTTAAAAGTTCAACTTTTAAATTATTTGAATCAACAACTTCTATTTGATAATTAGCCATATTAGTTTACCACCCCGTCTGATCTTACTAAAAATAATAAAAAGATAATCATATCTTGAGCGGGTGTTGCTCCTACTGCTGGAAATGAAATTTTAATTCTACCTGAAAAACCAACGCAAGGATCAGCATTAATATCTAATTGAGGATCGGAAGAAATAATTGACCATGTTGATTCGTCTATTTCTAAAGTAAATGAGCCTGCGGCATCAACACGATTAGATATAGTTAATGAAACAGGTGAAGGCGGTGGAGTGTAGTCCGCTATGTCAAAAGTAAGGCCATAACGACTATCGCGAATATTGCTTAATTGTCTGCGAATAATGGAAGCATTAATAGTAACTCCAGTAAGATTAACTGGCGTTCCATCGTTGCTAAAAGTTAAATTCCAAAAGGTTTTTTGATCATATACAAGTTCGCCAGCAATGATTTCATTATCAAAGCCCGACACTTGTTGAAGGGTATTTTTATTAAAGATAGCCATGTTTTCCTCACTAGGTAAATAACGCAAGCATCTCTCTGACGCAATGCGATGGTCTTATCTTATTTAATAAGTTATTTTACCACAATTATTTAAAATATGGGCCTACTAACCATGTAACAACTGTAAATCTTTTTCCTTTTGTTACAGGTTCTACGCCATGCACCATAAAAGAAGGAAATACAATAATATCGCCTTTTTCTTGTGGCGGATATATCTTTTCATGGCTATTCATAATATAAAACTTTCCGCCTTCAAAGTCGTCATTAAGAATTGCTAAACAAGTTAATTTTCTTGTTTCATTTCCTAATTGATGAAAGGTATCAACATGAGCTTCATATTTACCATCAACTTCATACATCAAAAATTCTGTTTGATTTGAATGAGTAATATTGTATTGCCATTTTTCATGGTTAATATTTAAACCGCATGAAGTAAGTGTTGCGCCTATACCTTGATTTTGTGGAAGCATTACTCTTAATACATTTCTAATATTAAGATTTATATTAGCAACAGGATCGCGACCTTCACCAATAAATGGTTGTTCTTTTTGTGTTTCATCTTTTGAATACTCTTTAATTAAGTTATCACAAAAGTTATTAGAAACGCCATTTTTAACTACATAAGCTACATCAAATTGATTGTTTTCAATTGTATTTTTTGTTTTACTAATTCCTAATGATTCCCGTTTATCATATTTCCATTCAGCATGAGGGCCATTAGCATCAACATAATGCAAGAATACTTGGGCTTGCCATTGTCCTTCAACATAAGGTTCGCGCCAATGCCATTTATCGCAACCACGATACATAACGGCATCACCAATAGCCATATCAATTTTTGAGCTATTAGACTTATCTTCATGGTCGCCCATATAGATTGACCAAACATTGCCTTCAAATCCTAATGTAATTGTGGCAGATATTTCGCAAGCAGGTCTATCTCGATGATTTTTTAATTCCTCGCCTTGTTGATTATAAAGGCGAGCGTAAGAATAAGTGGGGTAAAGTTTAAGGCCTGATGCTTGTTCAAAATAAGGTAAACAAGTTTCTAACAGTTTGTCAAAAGCTAATGCGCCATGCACCGCTTGAGATAATGGACATTGAGAATCATTAACTGTTTTTTGTTCTTCAACTAATCTTTTTAATTCATTAGTTAATTCTTGGCAAGTATGTTCAAGTAAGAATGATTTTAAATGAACATATTTCTTATCTTGAAACTCTTGTATTGTATTCATATTATCCTTATGTTATTTCTGCTGGGGCATCCTCTACTATTACAGGAAATGGTTTAATTAATTCATCGCTTGGATCATACCAAAATTGATCTGCTACAACATCATCTGCACATAGTGTCCAAAATAATCCACCTACTTCAAAAGTTTGTCCTTGTTCTACTACTTGAGCAACACGATAACCTGTTTCTCTTGGTTCGGTAGGACTTATTAATGCTTCTTTCATAATTTTATCCTTTTATTCTTAAAATTCTACAACGACAACACCGCCACCACCACTACCGCCAGCTGTATTTGCATCCCCCGCCGCAGATCCGCCACCGCCATAATTTTGGCCATTTGATTGAGTGTTAGTTCCTCTAGCGCCTCCGCCAAAAAATGATCCGCCACCAATAGAGCCTGTGGTTCCTCTAGCACCGCCGTTTCCAGTAAATAGTAAAGTTCCTGTTGATCCAGCACCGCCAAGACCACCCACACCATTTGCTGGAGTGCTAGATCCCCCTGCTCCACCTGTAGCAGAAGCTAAAGGGCCAAAAGAAGAAGTCCCACCTGCTCCACCAGCACCAGGCGCAGGCCCAGCAGGGCCACTTCCTCCTACTGTAACTGAATAAGGAGTTGAAGCAGTTACTGGGCCAACATAAATAGCGCAACCACCGCCACCACCACCACCTAAACTAGCAAGTCCTCCAGGCATACCAGCGCCACCGCCACCGCCACCCACAACAGTAACTTTAATTTGTGTTGTTGTAGCTGGTGTTGTAAATGTGCCAGGTGATGTAAATACTGTCATATTAGAAAAACCACCACCACCTGATGCGGCAATAGTAATTGAACCTGATCCATTAGTTACTGAAATTCCAGTTCCAGCAGTTAATGTAGTTTTTGTTAAAGTATTGCCTGTGGTATTACCAATTAACAATTGACCATTTGTATAAGTAGATTGTCCAGTTCCACCATTAGCAACTGCTTGAGTTCCTGTAACACCTGTGGCTACATCAAGCAAGCCTGAAGAATTAACCTTATTGGCTAATTGTGATAAATTAAAAGCTTGTGTCATTTATTTCCCCTTATGCCGCACCTGCTGATGCGAATGTTTGTTGAATAAATACGACTGATGTCGTTGTATATGGTGTTGTTAAACTCCATACACCTGAAGAAGTAGTATAATCAACAGATTCCTCTAATAATACACCATTAGCATATAAATTAAAAGCGTTTGCACCAAAATTAAATGAATAATTAGTTTGATTTGCTACGCTAAAAGCTAATACATTTACAGGCGTTCCTGTTGGGGTTGTTAAATTATTACTACTAAATTGAATATTGACTAATTTACCAGTTGTTGCTGATGGAAAATTGCCTAATGTATTTCCTGATATATCAAAATCTTGCTCATTTAAAATAGTTCCATTTATAAATGGCAATTCATATCCTGAATGAAATTCCCATGTCGTAGGCGTATAAGTAGAAGCTGAAGTTAGATCATCTTCAAATCTTGAAAATGCAGGATAAGATTGAGTAGCCGCACGATAATTATAAATGCTATCACCAAATACAACACTTGTTACAGTCGTTGTAAAGGTAATAGTGCGCGTTGAATAATTAACGCTAGATACAGTATATTGAGTTGGAGTGCCTGTATTGACAAAAGTCATAATACTGCCAGCTACAATAGCTTGATAAGGCATAGTTGCACTATTCCAAATTACATCTGCACCTGATACGCTATCCACAGTTAAAAAAGTATTTTCATAAAATATTCCGCTAGATTTAGCTCGCATAGATATAATTGATACAACATCATTTAAAGTAGCACCTACGCTTAATGTAACGCTTGCTGATGCGTCTGTATATTCTGATTCTGATAATAAACATCCATTTTGAAATACTAAACATTGACCTACAATATAATCAGCATCGCGAGTTACGCTAAATACAGTTTGAGCTGAAGTTGCATCAAAATTATCAATCGTAATAAAAAAGTCATCAGGCGCAGTAAATCCTACAACTCGACCATAAATATCAATAGTTAAAGTAGCGGCTGATCCTGTATATGTAGAAGGGCCACCAAAATCTAAAAATGTATCTAATGAAGCTACCACTTGACCTGTATTAGTATTTTGAACTTTAATTTGGCCTGTTCCAACAGTTGTTGTTCCTGTGCCAATAACTTGTCCAGTTGCTTGGTCTAAATCAATAATATTTGGAGTTAAACCTAAAGGATCAAGCGCTGACCATATTCTAGGATTAAATTTTAATGCAGTAGTGGGAGTAAAAGTTCCAGTCGTTCCAGCGTAGCCTGCAAAATCCGTATCAAAACTAAATTTACGACTTTGCCTATTTGCATAAGCAAGGTAAATATTAGTGCCAAAAGCAGGATCAGCTAAATACCATTTATAGTCGGCTGGATTAGAAGATGGACTTGATGATGCGGTATTATAAAGACCAAAATAAGTTCTATTTGTAGGACTAAAATTAAAGTTACTTGAGCCAGTTATATTGTCGGCATAAGCAACAGATATGTATTTTTCTGTATATTGAAATGTCATTGGTCGCCATTGAAAAACTGTTGAAGCTAATGAAAAATCACTTGTTGCAATTTGATTAACCATGCGACTAAAGAAATACCAATTGCCTGCTGAAATGCCATAAAGTTGAACAGTAGGCATAACAGTATTAATACTATAAGGATTGCCATTAGATTGTATAGCCGTAGTGCCTGCAAATATAAGTTGAGCAGTAGTTGGG